TTGTAATAATTCAGATTGTACTGCAACTGATATAAGACGACCAAGCTCTCTACCTTGCTGTTCATCACCTTGTACGGAAGAACCAGAAGCATCTACATTTACTACTACATTTGTAGACCCTCCACCCATTTCGTGATTAGGAGTAACTCTACCTGTAACTCCTGGAGTAAATAATTCTGGGCCACGTTCTCCAACAATATAAGATTTATTAGGCTTGGTAACACCACCATCTGCAAAGAAACCACCAATTCCAGGTATTGCTCTAAGTAAAGAAGTCGCTCCAAAATCTATTAACTGTCTGCGAATAGAGCCAAATACACTGTTTGCTACTTCACCTAATGTCATTGTTCCTGTTATTGCACCATCTATAGCATCAACAAGACCTGATTGAACTGTATCAGCAATTCCACTATATAAAGCATCTATTCTCTTAAGTTCTTCTTGTAAACGTAAAGCATTTTCATATTGTTTCCTTTCTTCTTTATCTATTTCTTTATCAAATTCAAGAGCTTTCCTATCAAATTCTCTAAGTTTTTCTTGAATCTCAGCTTCACGACCACCCAAAGTTATAGATTCATTTAAAAACTGATTTTGCTTTTCTACAGATCGAGTAATTTCATCATATTGAGCAGCCCTTAACTGTTCTTTCTCTAAAACTTCGCCAACATCAGCTAATTCCTTTTTTCTGGCATCTATTCGTGCTTGTATATCTGCCTTTCTCTTTGACGCTCTCTTAACTCCTTGTGCTCCTTTTCCTGTTCCTACTCCTGCTAACTCTGCTTCTAAGGCTTTTAAAGTTGGATCTGTTTCTCCACCACCTGTTTTCACAAGTCTATTAAATTCTCTTTCTGATGAACCCGTAACATTACCAATAGCTTTGGCTGCCAGCGTAAACAATGGAGCTAAAGCAGCTTGCATTGTTGTCATAGCTAACTTGAAACTATTACCAAGAGAACGTGTTGCTTCTGAAAATTCTTTTAGATTCTTTACTCCTCTTTCTCCTATCGCTTCATTCATTTTTTCTGTTACTAAAGCTAACGCAACCATTTTTCCTTGTGACTTTTCTATAAGTTTTATTCTTTCCGCTTCTGCTGTTCCGTTTAAACCTAATGCAACTGTAGCTTGTTCTATGTTTGGATTTAATTCGCTAAAAGCACCAGCTAATGTATTTATACCGTCAAAAAAAGTAGTTATTTGTTGGAGAACAGCAGTAGCAACAAGACCTCCTGCAAAACCTCCCATCTTGCCACCTGCTTTAGTTCCTATAAATCCACCAGCAAAACCAGCAGCACCTCCAAGTAACCCTTGTCCAAATAACAATGGAAACGCACCAGAGATAGCTGCACTTGTAAATGCTGCTTTATTTCCTTTAGGATTTTCCCCACCAAAACCACCTCTACCAAATCCTCCTCCCATTCGATTTGAAAGGTCTATATTTTTCTTTTTCATTTTTGTATTTTCCATTATCGCAGTTGTCTCGAGGTTTATATCTTTAATCTGCTTTGCTGCTGCTGTTGCTGCTGCTTTTTGTGCTTTTGTTCCTAGTTTTAAATTATTAGCATATTCTTGTAATGCGTCTGCTGCTGCCATTTGCTGATTAGCAGTCTTACCAAAAGCTCCTTTAGATTTGTTTACAGTTTTGACAAGAGCTTCCATGTCTTGTCTGTATTGTTTTATTGTTTTACGAGCACCTTTTCCTCCTGCACCCCCTGTATTACGGGGATTCATTATGTCTATTCCACGAATATTATCTATACTTTTTGTTATTTCTTTTACTTTTGCGTTTAACCTATCAAGACCAGATTGACCTTTTACCCTTAAATTTATATTTACACCGTAATCGGCCACGATAAAACCAAAACTTTATCTTAGTGTACCGCTTTTAGCGTTTTCTTGCTCGTGATTTATTCTTTGCATTTTGTATAGCTTTTTCTTCGTACTCTCTTTTTAATTCGTAATAAGCCAACCAATTTACATATTCTTCTCTAGTTAATTTATTGGCAAGCTCTTGAACTGTCATTTTTAATTCAGTTGCCAAAAAGAATATAAAGTACCAATCGTTTCTAGCTTTTTAAATCTGCTTTCGCTTCCTCCAGTTTATATTCTTCACCAGAACCTAACATCGCAAGTTGAATTTCTTGTAAAGTTCCTGCATTTACCTCTCTTCTTAAAGTTGCTTTATGACCATCTTGAAATAATCTTTTTCCATCTTTATCTAACGCTTTTGTAATCATTAGATTTAGAGCAAAATCTTCATTTGATCCACCTTCTCCAGACTTTGCAACGATTGATTCTCTTTCTGCAATAGTCAATGGATTCCAATATATCTCTAAAATTGTTTCATCTCCATCTTTTAATTCATATTTATATTTTTGGCTTACACCAAATTTGTTCCTGAGAAGTTCTATTGCTTCCATAAATTTATTAGATTGCTATTCTATTATACTAGGCGTTTGCTGAAAATTGACAAGATATTATTCCAATAAAATGACTTCTATCCTCTATTTCTAATGGAGTTGGGCCATTTATATCTAATACTCTAGGTTTACAACTAAATGTATCAACATAAGTTGAAGCATTTATTGAAGTCAAACCATCAATAACTGATTCACATATGCTAGATAAAACCGAAGTACCTTTCGATTTTGGAACGTAAACATTGCATTGAATAACACCAGCATAATAAGTCGAAGCTGCTCCCTGGTTTTGTAAAGTTGACTGAGTAAAATTTAAACTCATCAAAATATATTTTTTAGTTTTTCCAGGGGTTGTAAAATGCACATTGTCATAAACTATTGAAACATTAGGATCTACGTCTGTAACTGCATCTGTTACTGCTTTTTCAAATGCTGCTCTAGTGTTTACTAAAGTCATGGTTCAAATCCTGTATATGTAATACCTGCTCTCTTGTCAGATAATTTTCCTCCTATAAATATCTTACCTTTATCTGACATATTTTCTTTAATCAAACGACCTAATTGACCTTGAACAAAATCTTGAATTTCTCCAGTTTCTAAAACATATTGAGAGTAATTAGCTTTATTACCAATAAATACACCTTTCCTATAATTAAATATTCTTTCACCTTCACCTACAGGAAATCTAGGTTGAACCACTGGAGCATCTGGTTTTCTACTTTCTCTTGTCAATTTAAACCCTTCAAAAACTTCCTGTTTTATTGATGCCCAGGGTTGATAATCCATTATGTCATGCGTAGCTGAAACAGGAGTATTTGATGCCTTCCAGCTGGAAGCAAAAAATCCTGTCCATACTGGCATATTTCGTTCACTCGATAATTCAGCATGAACATCTTTTACAAGATTATTAAAATCTCTACTAATTTTCTTATTTAAATCTTTTGGTAATTCTTCTAAACTTCTAACTGCCATTAGAATCGCACCAAAACAATAAATAAATAAGTTTGCCCACCTTTTTTAGTGTCAATATTGACTATTTGTGTAACTCTATTAGATCCACCGAAACTTAATGTAATTTCATCATCCATTTCCACTTGATTATTCCCAATAAGATCAGGTGTTATATATAATTTTGCTAGTCTCATTTCTTGACCAGTTTCTTCTTCTGCTTTGACAAAAGATACTGGAACTTTTATATCTGAATATGTAGTATCTACTGTGACTTGTTCTCCAGTATCTAAGTTATAACTACTTGTTCCTTTCTTTACATAAGTAATACTGTGGTCAAAAGAATCGCCAAGTTGCGAAACAACACTTTTAGCAACACTCTTAAATAAACTATCTAATTGACCTGCCATTATCCTCTAACTACCCTCATCTGAAAAGCACCTGCTCCACCTAGCATATATGCTCCAAGATAACTTTGTAACCACGGGTAAACATCCATAATATTATTTACAGAACCAGTTCCTTGACTTTCAGTATTATATTTAACTCTAAGATCACCAAGAGCAACTTCTTCAAAATTACCGTCTTTACCAGTAGTACCTGTAATAGCACTGGTATCATTTGCCAAAGCTCTAGCTAATTCATATTGTGCATACTTAATATCATTT